CTTCGCATATTCTTTTACAATAGATGCAGGAAGTTTATGCATGTTAGTCATCGGGTCCTTGACTGTGCCACCAGACCACTCTAATGTTTTTTGTTGTAAATCGTATTTGTATTTTTCTTCGTTGAGATAATCTTTTGATAGTGCATCGAGTGAGTATTTAAATCTATTCTCATCAACAACAGATGCAGCTATCATGGTATCAACAATTCTACCTTTGATCATCTTACCTGTCACCGCTCTTATCCAACAGACATCATACATCGCATTGTGAAATACTTTTGTAATATTTTCGTTTTGAAATATCTTATCGTTCAAGACCTGCCATATCTTATCTATTCTATCAAAGGCTATGTCAGTATCAGAGTGTCGTAATGGAAAGTATGCAAGATCATTTTCTGTTGCAACAGCTATACCACATATAAAACCATCGTTACGTATCGCACCAGATCCTTTAGTTTTAAGATTAGGATCGTAGGTTTCAATATCTATCGCGACTGTATCAATACCCTCTAGATTTAGATCCTCTGGTGTATTACACATTATAATCTCTCTCTAATATCATCTCTAAATAGTGTATCGCTTTCTTGATATCTTCTTCCTTTCCCTTTGCAGAATGCCTGCAAATATATTTTATAGCATTACCTTCTGCAAAAAGCAATTTATTCTCATTTATAAACTCTGCGGGCTGTATCTTAAAAGACCGATAGTGTTTCCCGCCATGTTGTTTATCTAATGATTTATACCCTATGCCTTTAAACATATCTTTATGTGTCATGTTTTATACCACCTCCTTGCATCTTCCATATGTTGTTCAAAAGTATCAAATGGATATCTAGCGTTACAATTTACGCAAGACCATCTAACAAATTTTCCTGTTTCATGATTATGATGTAATACGATTTTTGTATCTTTCCTACCACAGTGTTCACAATAATCTGTTTTAGTTGGAGTGGTTCTTGTTTTTTCTAAATTGTGTCTTACACCACGTAAAGAATTTTCACAAAATTTACATTTTCTTTTTAACCTTTTGTAAACTTTTTGCGTATCAGCATCAACGAGTGCGCTTGCTATATGAAAATTTTTTTGATTATATTCTTTATCACATTCTGTGCATATGTATGTATCACTCTTAGAACCTAATATTCTATGTTCAGTATCTTTATATTTTCTGATAAAATATTTCATCTTACTCCTAAAGTATATTTACCTTGTGATGCTACGGTCCAACAGTCAAACTTGCCTCTGCTGTATGCAACATATTTTAATCTTAACTGTGTAAAATAATCTTCTTGTCTTGTCGCTGTAAGATCAACAATCACATTATCAAATGTCAGACCTTTCACAGTGTGTATGTTTGCGTATTTTACTCTTACGTCTCCATCATCATAACCCTTGTTTAGAATCTTTCTAATGTAGATCAATCTATCAGGATCTGTCTTTTTTCTTATTAATGCAAAATCTCTCTCTTTACCTGCACCTTCTTTTAAATACTTATGATATATCATGTAGTCCATTGTATATTCTCTATCTACCCACTCATCAAAAGTCTCCTCACCCCTACCGTGAACTATAACTTTACTACCCATGTACTGCCAAAAGTTTTTTATCTGTTTCAATGGCATTGGTGTGCCTCTACAAAAATCTGGCCATAATTTGTGACATCGTAGTTCTTTCTTTGGTACGTGGGCCGTGTTCCCTACGTGCG